GGAGTTTTCAAGACCCTCATTTTCAAGCTAATACTTCAAAAACCGAAAAGATTAAATATAAGAAAAATCTTGATAGGGAAATTGATGCGGAAAGGATTCCTTTGGTTAAAATTATGAAACTAAACTTGGAAGATTTTCACTACAGTCTTCAGTTATCTTCTATACCCAAGAAGTTATTTGATACTGATATGAAAAAGGTTAAGTTTGATCGGAAAACTTTTCTAGCTAAAGCAAAAAAGGCAGTTTTACTTAACTACAGATCGAATCCTGGTTTGGATGTGGTAAAATATGCAAGAGAGTTAAAAACCGTCGTGTAGAGACAGCTGTGCTTCGGTTTATCGACGGAAGTTTTGAATTTCGCTCGACTTCAGGTTCAAATAAGTCGTCAAGTTCTTCTTATTATGGGAGAGTTAGAAGTTCAATTAAACTATTAACTAGACAGCGTCTGTTAAGTCTTAATGTTGGTAGTAGATCTACGTTGAGTAGTGGTAAAACTGGGTATTCCAATCCGGTTTTCAAACAGTGTTTGTCAAGAGGCTATGCTGGAGTAAGCCCTATTATTAGATCGGATCATGGTCAATTGTCAGATTTTGGTCCTTTTTATTCGGATTCAGAAAATGTTCAATTCATTGGCCACCTACCATTTTCCTATTGGCAAGGTAGAAATATTCTATTCCCTTTTGCTGAGGTAAATTGTGTAGCGTGATACTTAGGTCTTATCCCATCTTCTGTGAAAAAGATGGTTGGTGACGTTCAATCAATATATGTTTCCCTTGCTTCTTATGTTGGTTCTTTTGTTACTTTATCCCGATATTCTAAGAATCACGAGGGTTTTTGCGGAGTCGTTCACCCTCATTTACTAAATGTTGATGACATGTTGTACCGCTTAAAACTACCTTCGAACGTACCGTCCGCTATTAAAGAGGATTTGTATATGTCGAAAATAACCGGTGACACACATCCTGGTGTTGTCACTCGTTCATTAGCCAAACAGGCTGGCAATAAAATAGGTCACTTCCGGAGAGGTGGTGCAATTCACAAGAAGCATGTACTACATTCGACTTTTTTGAATGTTGCGTCAATATGGGACGATTTATCAAATGGTAAGTATTTGAATACCGTTGGTCACTATTGCGTAGGTTCACGTGAAAAGATATCAACTACGGAGGTAGGCGAGAATGTTAAAACTAGACCTCTCTTTATTCCTGAGTTTTGTGATATTCTTATTGGCAGTACCTGATTAGAAGTCCTCAAAATGTACTGGAATAAAAACACTCTTTTTAAAAGTGAGATATGACTTGGTCACTCAGATAATAACTTGCGATATTATCGACGTCTTGGATTAGATTTAAATTTCACTCATTCTTATGAATTTGACGGTAAGGAATGAGATTCAAGTGTCCATCGTGATTTGATTAAGTATGCTTTTGAAATTTATAGGTCTTGTTTCGAGGAAGGAGCAAACGTTGATAATCATTTTCAATTTTTATTTGACACAATGGCTAATAAAAGACTTGTTCTGCACAACGGTAATACCTTTGACGTAAATCATGGCGTATGTACTGGGCATGCCTGAACTGCTAATATTAACTCAATGGTTAATTGAATTCTTTGAACTTCGACTATTAAGAATTGTCCTTTCGTATCAAATGAAGTTCGCTGTGATTATGAGCTCCAAATCATGGGTGATGACGTGGTTTTACATACCAATTCATTAATAACAGCAGAACAGAGATCTAAGATAGTTAACTGGATGGAGGTTTACTTTAATTATAAAGGTAAAGATGGCACCAAGGATCCTTGTAAAAAAGGCGCAAATCCTGATGACCGATCCAGCTTCTTGAAAAGAGTTATTTTAGATGACGGAACTTTAGATACTAAGTCATATGATATATGGGAGAAAATATTGTGTGGTCCTGAATATTCTAAGTGTCGCCACTTTAGAATGGCATATTTTTCACGTCGTCTTCGTGAGTTGACTATTGGTGATCCTAAAAAACTCGAGGATATATGTTTATATATAGCTTTTATTGAATTATGAGAACGTCAAAATATGTATAAACTTGGTATTTTTGAAGTTATGTTCTATCTTACAAAATGTTTTACTATAGACTTAAAAACTAGCTGGTTTATTTTTGGACTTTTGAGTGGTATCAACTATAGTGATTTATTGGAGAGACAGAATTATTGAAAAGAAAGTATTTTACTTAGTTACAATAAAGGTTACAATGAATATCACAGAGATGTCTCTTATGTTGATTACTGGGTAAGTACTAAAGACAGACAAACGGTGGCTGATTGTTTTCGTAATTACGACACTTATCCTATCATGTGAAATAAGAACGTATTCAAAATGCTGCACGCAAAATAATTTTTCTTTAATTAGGAAATTTATTCCTCCTTCTGAGTAATCTTAGGGTAGTTTCAATTAGGCTTTGTTGGATTGATCTTCGCTGAGTGGGAGCAAACAGGG